TGTGTTGAAAGTATCATATTACGATGCTATATCTCCAAATAAATACCACTCGTTAGTATCAATCTTAATCAAAGTTGCACCGCTATATTGAGCGTTCAATTTCAACTTTGCCCCGTTGCTTCGGATGGTTACGCCACTGGTTGCAACGATGGTCGTTTGACCTGCTCCATACTGAGCCAAAAGTATCTGAGTACCCGTTGCAAATGCTACCGAACTATTCAAAGGAACGGTTAAGTTATTTGCACTGGCATTGTTTATCTCCACCAATTTATCAGCATCACCAAGCACTAAGGTATAGGATGCCGTTTGTCGGTTGGTTACAATCAGTTTGTTTGTCTTGGCATCAAGTGCAGTTTGTGTTGCGGTAGAAACGGGTTTGTTGGCATCTGAAGTATTGTCAACATTGCCTAAACCTACATCACCTTTTGCCAAATCAATGTTACCACTACCGAGCAAAGATTGTCCTTCAATCGTCTTGATGTTGGTAGCAGATACCAAAACATCTTGCTTACCTGTAAACTGCGTTTGGATATTGTCCGTCAAGCCATTCAAATAATCAAACTCAGCATTGCTGATTAATCCCGTGCTAATTTTTGCAGCATCTATACCAGTAGGCAAATCACCTGCTGCCAAGTCCGCTCCAGCAGTTACCAAACCTTTTGCATCGTAGGTGATTTTTGTTTTAGTCGCTCCTGTGATGGCTGCGTTTTCGTCTACCTTCAAATCCAATGCAGTTTGCAAATCGGTTTGAGTTGACAAAGTGCCTGTAATCCCACCCCAAGCAACTGCCGAACTGATGGCAATGTTGCCACTTCCCAAAATGGAAGTTGAATTGATGGTCTTGATGTTTGTACCTGATACAAGTGTTGCTTGTTTCGCATCCAATGCCGTTTGCGTTGCCGTGCTCACTGGCTTGTTTGCGTCGCTAGTATTGTCAACATTATTCAACGCTAGGCTAGTCTTAACCTGTGTTAGCGTTATCTTTTTGGTAGTAGTTGCCGACGTGTCAACAATGGGCAGAACATCCGTCGCGTTGTCGATGGTGGCAATGGCGGTTAATTCGCTTATTTTTTGGTTGGCCATGTGGTAAAATTACAAAGCCCCGCCGTCTATTGTGTTAACAAATTACGGATGAGCTGCAATAATAAACCACTTGGTACCGTCGCAAATAATCGTGTGCGAATCGTAGTTAGTATTTAAAAGGAAGTGGTCTGTGCCGTTTATATTTTCTCCAGTGGCTGCGTTAATCCTGAAGGTATGCGAGGAGCCCGACTTCACGAAGTAATATTTTTTCCCTTTCTGTGTAGCTACAGCAGGCAAGTTTAAAATAACAGAACCGCCCGCAGTATTTCCAATGTGCCCCTCGAAGTTTGTATCCAATGAGCTTGTGCCTGTTGTATAAGTTTTAAAGGTGCCGTGCTCTTGCAAGTGCCACTCCATTTGCTCGTTGGCCAAATCATACTGTACCATTACCTCGTACTGGGTGTTAACTGTTGGCACTGCAGAAGGCGCGCCGTCTGCATCATTAACCAAGTGGCTCAGAACTAGGTCGGGCGTGCGCTGCACCTCGTCGTTTAATTTCCCGATTTGGATATCTTGATAATTTACGCGATCCTTTAAACCATTACCCAAACGCAAGCCCTCGCCTGTGGAAGTTAGCCCAGTGTAAATTGGAACCAAGCCCAACCATTCTGCGCTCCACTGCTCAGACATTGCAGAGTAAACTCCGCCGTTAAATATCCATTTAAAGCTATCAAAAGAAAGCGACTTAATAGCCGTCAAAGTTCCCGCGTCTACCCAAGTGCCTTGTATTACTGGCACAAAATCCCGATACAATCCTGCAACTCCTTGCCCTAGCATTGCCGTAGGTGATCCGTGCGTCACTGAATCCCAACCACCATACCAATCATCTGCCACGACGTCAGCCGTGCCATTGTTTGCCAAGATATTTCCCGTTCCATATTTACTATTTGAATAGTAATATTTTGGATTTAAAATAATAGGCGTTGAATTTAAAGCACTGTTGGTTCCTGGGTTAAATACTTCTGTAATGTTGAAAGTAAAGTCCGGGTTATTGTATGGGCTAGCGTCTGCAAATGCGATTTGTATAGCCCCCCAATAATCTTTACTGAAAACGTCTGGCGGATTTTTTGGAATACCGAAAATATTAAACCTATTTTTCCAAGCTTTCACTCCATAAACTAAAACATTTAAAGTGTCAAATCCCGCGGGTGCTGTGCTCACTTGTTTGTCAAAAACAAAACTTGTCCAGGTCGTGCTTTGATCTGTCTTTATATCCTCGTTAAATATTGGTATAACTGCGCCCGTAAAGCTATACCAAAAATAATTACGCCGGTCTAATGCCATTTTATTACCTGCCGAATCGGTTAGCCAAATTTGTATAGATACCCTAGTTAAATCTTCTGCGCCTGAAGGCGAGCCGCTAAATATATGACGTTGAAACTTTAATGCAAACCTTACACGCATTGGCGCTTCGTCTGGGGTTGCTCCTGTAGGTATACCAGTAAACACCCCGCTTAAGGTCGTTGTTGTTTTGTTGTTATAGCTTCTATAAACTCCTGTATTTAAAGTTCGCTCGGTATCGATTTGCACATACTTAGCCGCAGGTTGGTAGCTCATTGATGGCTTAGCTTCCCATTGCGGACGTAAAGAAGTTGCACCCAATGTAACGGCGTGCGTATAGGTGCCCGTTCCAATGTACTGCAAGGTATAACTGTACTGCCTATAACTTACCGTTGAGTCCAAATACTCAGCTGCAGAAACCAACCAATAAACGCCGAGCTCATGAATAAATTGACATTGCAAAATGTCGCAAATCTGCTTGATTGCTTCTTTGCAACTAACCATATTTTCGCTAGCATATTGGAAAGCGTTAACATCGCTCGCGGTCAAATCCTTAAAGGCGTCATAACCCGTTACAAAAGTGTTGATATCAACCTTAAGCAAATCAATTCCCTTGCGGGTTGCATCGCTAGAGTAAGGGCTAACTGCGTCACGTAGGTAATCCGTCTGCGTTCCGTTTACTACCCAGTAATCTTTTAAGCCTAGCAGGTCTAAGCTCTTTCTGAATAGCTGCGATATTTGTATCTTGCCATCGGTGAACCAATCAGCGCTTACTTTAAATCCATCCAACAACTCCACCCCATCAACAGCGCCCAAAGAAATAACAGGCTTGGCTTCGATTGCCTCGCGTTGAAATGTCATCTGATCTGCAACGACTCTGCCGACATGCTGAAGTACTGAATCTTGATAAATTAATACGGCCCAGTATTGCTCATTATTTGTAGCAAGGTTTTTAAAGTCCGCCAATACTGTATTATTAGGGATCACCCAGTGCGAAGTTGAACGCGAAGAGCGGGTTGGATTTTCAAAAAATTTACTGCCTGAGCCGTCCCTGTTTATTTCGTATCCGTTATTGGCTAGTAATAACTCCGTTCCACCTGCACCCGAACCGCTCGGCGCGTCCCATATTTCGACCTTGTGAAGGGCGCCCGTAATTGAATAAAAACTACCGTAGTATTTGCGTGCCATCTTATCCTCTGCTAGAGTCTCTATTATATCGTTCCAAAACTATTGCCAAATCACGCCCCTGTATACTTGTAGAAGCTACAAATCCACTGCTGTCGTTTGTCTTTAACATTCCTTTTAACTTATCCAATGGCGCTATTACTTCAGGGTTAGAACTCGCCCCAGGATATTCACCCATAAGGCCAAGCGTTGGACCGCTAACTATACCACCGTCGGCAAAGGCTGTAACATTAGGACCCGCTTTTAAAGTGTTTCTTACAACTGCTGCCCCTGCCATCAATGCAATACCTGCCGCAATCGCAGCTGCAGGGTTAGCAACAATTAATTTTTTAAAGGCATCCGTTGCAATCGCAGTAGCTACAATAGCTTTACCTAAAGTTTGCATAAAGCCCGCAATCGCGCCGAGCATATTCTTACCAAAGTTTTTGCCCGCGTCCTTGTCTCCTGTTGCAACGTCTGCCAGAAGTTGCGCCATATTTTCAGCCGTTTGCATTTGTAACTCGGCAAAGGCTGCATTAACAGCGGTTAAAGCTTCCTCTGTTTTGGCTGCCCATTCTGCCGTCTTAATTGCCGATGCATTTAAAGCGCTTGCGTGCTGTTGAAAACTTGCACTGTTGCGGTCTGCCATCGTTTTAAACGCGTCGCTTACCTCTACAGTAGTAGCCACAACTTCTGGGCCTTCTTCAATTATATCCGTGAATAATGGCTCGCTTTTTATGTCATCCAATACAGGCGGGATCTTGTCAAGCTCCGCCAATACATCGGCCATTGATTGCTTTACTATTGGGTCAACTGGAGCCAATAAACTGCCGCCTGTATTCTTTGCGGTGAGCTCGTCGGTTGCTGTAGTTAATCCTTTGACTGCGTCCTTTTGATTATTTATCGCGGTAGTCGTTCCTGTTGTGGCGACTAGGTTTAAATTTTCAGCCGTAGCCAATCTAATAACTGCCTCAACTTGCCCTCTTAGTGCAGCCTCGTTTATATTTAAAACTTTGTTTAAGCCCTCTTGCGCTTGCTGATAGCCTTGAATTTGCGACGGGCTAGCTCCAATGCTTTGCAATCTACTAACCTCCTCAAGCGTGCTAACTCTGCGCCTGTCCTTTTCCGCTTCAATGTCTAATAGCTTGCCCTGTAATTCCTGCAACTTTGCGGAGGCCGCCCTTGCTCTGGCGTTCTTTAAAATTTCCGCCGTTAAATTAGTTGTGGCGGTGCTTAGGCTTTTAGTGCTTACCTTTTCTAAATCTTGATTTTTTAAATAGGTTGGATATATTTTTTGAATTTCCGCTAAAGCCTCTTTGCGTGATTTCATAGAGGCCGCTTGACTGTTTACAATAGCCAGTAATGCGCTTACACTTTTTGCCTCATCTTGAAAATTCTTAATTGTATCGTCCTGTATATCGTTTAAATTCTTTTGCGCTGCTGACAATTTTTTAGTTTTGTCCTCATATCCCGCAATCGAAATTACGATAGCACTGATTGCAGCAATAGCCAAAGCCCAAGGAGCGGCGGCCATTACTATATTTAAAGCCCTCTGTGCGCCTATCGCGCCAGCTGCTGCCGTAGTGTAAGCAGTTTGTGCTGTAGTTAATACAGTAGTGCGCAACGCAAGGAAGCCCTGCACCGCTGCGCTTTCCTGTTGCAAGGTATTTTGTACGGCTTGCAATCCACTTACTAAGGCCATTGCTCCCTGCAGCTTAACCATTGTAGCCTGCAGGTTTTTATTTTCAACTCCTGCCAAAGCAGCCGCACCTTGGATGGCAGCGAAGCCACCTGCTAATCCCTGCACTCCACCTAGCACAGCATCTAGTCTACGCGTATCGCTTGCGAAGTATCCAACTTCCGCTCTCGTGTCACCGATGGCGTCCTTCATTCGGCCCGCCTGTTTAATTATTTCATTGGCAACTTGGGCAAACTCTGGACCTAATGCCCGGGCTTCCATTGCTAATTGAGTCAACTGCCGCACGCTTCCCATCGTTGGGTTGCGCGTAGCAATAGCCGCCAAACGTTCCTCCATCGACTTCGCCGACTTGGCAACCTCGGCGCTCATTTGGTTGCTGCTCTTTTGAACTATAGCAATGGCTTTGTTAAACCCTTCGCGCAGTTTTTCAATGTCGGCGCCTATAACAATATTTAAACTTTTAGCCATTAGATTATAATTTTATCACCAGTTTCCAAAAGCACAAAGTCACCACTTTCCAAAAGAATAAAAGACTCTGCAGCAGGCGCAGGCGAAGTATAAATATAGTTTAGTAAATAGTCCTGAGAAATTTGGTAAAGTCCCGCAAACGCCGCCGTATCGTCTGCTGTGTGATTCTCGCCGTCGTATTCAATTACTTGCACGTAAGCCGTGTTATAAGTGTCAGGCGTTACCGCGTCATCAAAAGCCGCCCTAACTTGCCCGCTCAACTCGATGGCATCCGCAAAGCTTGTAGCATAAACATTAACTTGCACCCGTGCAAACTCTGTGCGACTGTGGCCGCTGTTGGTTGGGTTGGCTGCGATGGAAACAAGGTTATAACTGATCGCGGGAAATGCTGACTCTTGCGGGATTCTAACGGGGTTTATCCGCGTGCCTACCAACGAAGTAACCCCCGCCGCATTGCTTAAAATTGAATAGACTATTTTTATAGGGGCGCTCATGCTTTCGCGTCTGGGGTTAACTTATCAAAGACATGCGAATATAACTTTAAAGCGTCGTGAATAGATAAGTAATCGGACTGCTCCCAAGGAAATGTTAACAGCCGTTTGGGCTCAATAGGTTTCTTTAAGTGCGGTGCCATGCCCGTAGCAACAGCCCAGCGGGTTATTTCCCACTGGTTGCGATACTGCTGTTGCTGAGCTTCGCGCATCCCTTCCAATTTTAAACGCCAAAAGCGAGGCGTAGAAAGTAAAAACTCGCTTTCGCTTAGCATCATTTCGCCGTAAGCAATGCGCTCAATCTTGCGCCAAGTTAGCGGGGCGCCGTCGCCCTTGGCAGTTACTCCCCCGTTGACTCTTCAACAGGTGCAAAAAAATCTGTAATTGCAGCCGTGAATCCTTCTAACGCTGGGCTAATTTCTTGAAACTTTTTAATCGCCGCGCCTAACTTTTGCACGGTTGGATAAGGCGTCTTTTTATCCTGGGCCTCGTAGCCTTCCAAGATTCCGTAAAACGCGCAGCTTAAAGCAAAGTCCATACTTTTAGCCAAGTCCTTTTGCAAGTTTAAATCTGCAAAGGTTTCCATCCCTGCAACTTCCATAATGTTGCGCAGGCTATTCATGTTAAATAAAAGGGGGTGATCAACACCCCCTAGTTTAATTGTAGTGCTCATGGCACAAATATAATACTATTAAGCAACAGTACCCAAAGTCAAAGCTCCAGATCCCTGCAAGGTGCCTGTCCAAGTTGCTTTGTCGTTGTTTGGTGCGCTAAGTGACAAGCTGCTAAAGAAAGCAGATCCAGTGTATTTTTCGTCGCCCGTTACGTTTGATGTCATTACGATAGTCAATAAAGTGCCCGCAAGCAAATCTGTAACCAAATCCTTGTACGAAACTTGTGAAGCTCCTACGCTTGAGTCATCTTCAAAGATTGCTTCAACGTTCAAAGTGTAGCCATACTCACCCGCGATAAATTCCTTCGCGCCTGCGCTGTCTTTACTTGTAACGTCGATCATATCCTTAGAAATGTCGAGCGAGTTAGATGTCGCGTTAGCGATTTTTTTAAGTGTGCCGCTCACATCTTTATAGATGCTTATGAGCGTGCCGTTTACTGGTCCAGTAGTTGCCATGATTATTTGTATATTAAGTTATTTTTCTTTGCTAATTTGGCTAGGATTTTATCCACGCCGTTTATAATTCCGTCCGTTACTCGGCCCGCGTTTTGATCTAATGCCGGGCGCATAAATGGGCGGGGTTCTAATATTCCTGTGTCTCTGCCCGTTGTTGATTGGATACGATTTGTTGGTACGCCAAATTCAAACATTGGGCCAAGGTAATTATTTTCGTATTCCTTACGCAATCCTATTAATACTTTGGTCTTATTGTCCTTGTCCTTGCCAGTAATAAAGCCGATTGATGCCGCCAAGTCTCCGCCTTCCTTTGGCGCTAAGTTCTTTGCACTACTAATTATTGGTAATGCCTGAGCTTTGAGCATGCG